TCAGTTAATGTGGTATACAGCATCTACAAACGTTTCTATTGGAGCAATTAGTGATGCTGTTACTCCAGTTGGAGTTCCTTCTATACCGTCGATTATTTTGACAGTAAATAAAGTCGGAGACCTGTAAGAGTAAGTTACCATGGCAGTCTCCAAATCCATGGATTTCCCAAATAGCAAAAGCAATTATGCTTCTCAGGTTGTCCAGTCTCAAAATACAATGTCTGATAGTTTAGTTAACTATATTCCTGTTGCTGGTCCACAAGGCCCACAAGGTCCAATGGGGCTACCAGGTCCAAAAGGTGATCGTGGGGAAAAGGGAGAGCGTGGGGAAAAAGGAGAACGTGGAGCATCTGGAAAAGATGGGGTAAGTTCGTTATCTTCTGCAGGACAGCAGGCTGGTTGGGGATCTTATTATAATCAAAATAAAAAAGATATACGAACTGGTGTAGACAAGGGGGAAGATGGCTGGGTAAGTTTATATGTAGATGGAAAAGGCAATAAAACAAATGAATTATATCTGCCATCCGACTCTGCCAGTTTTTGGAATTCAGAATCTAGATGTTTAAATTTTAGGGGCATAAAAGAGGGCAGTCAGATATTTGTAACATACAACTTTGATATAACCACTTTTAATAATAATACAGAAGTTTGGATTAGAACCTTCTTTTCCCAGGCAGAAAGAGATATATCGCAGTTTGTGTCATTTTTGAAGTATCAATATGACTATAGCATAAATGTTACACAAAATTTCTTTATAGAAAATGAAAAGATGAGGTTTGGTCCAGGCATACCACAAATAAGAACAGATTACGACAGTATAGTAAAAATGAATTCTATACATGTGTCTGTGATATAATTGAGCAGGAGGAACTATGGCATTTCCAGGAACATTCAATATTCAGTATTACAAAGGTGACACCTATCAGTTTAGGATTTATCCAAAAGACACTGCTGGTAATGCTTTTGACCTTTCAGATTATAAATATGATGACGATGCAGACCCTCTTACTAATAAATGGGATACAGCAATCTTTGCATTTGCAGAAGTTCGTGGAGGAAACTCTGCTATTGGATATCATAAGTGTCTAGCACAAATTTCAGATAATGGACAATATGTAACTTGTACTATTAGACCAGGAGATGCAGACTATTTAGATCCAGCCAAAACCTATGTCTACGATGTTCAAGTAACAAAGCCAGGTGTAGAATACAACACTGTATTAACTTTACTTACTGGAACAATTACAGTTACTGATCAGGTAACAAGTACATCAGGATTGGCTTAAAATGGCAGATGTATTAATATCTACAGATGATCTTTTAGTTTTGGGTGGACCAGAAACAGTAAATGTTGAAGTTGATTATGGTCCAAAGGGTGATCGTGGAAGTTTGTTCTTTGCTGGTAATGGAGAACCAAGTTCTTTAACTTTACCGTCTTCAGTAGAGGCACAAGTCTTTGATTTTTATCTTAATACACAACAATCACATAGTAATTTTGCAAGTATCTATCAACTATTAACTATTCCTGGTTCTGGGGCACAATGGCAAAAAATAATGTCATTGCTTCCAAATGTATATGCATTAAATACAAGCAAGACATTTGTTAATGGTTCTGTTCAAATAGTTGTTCCATTATTAAATTTGGTGCCATCAGATATGATTGGATCAGTTACAGCCGAAAATTTTAATATTCAACATTCAATAAGTGGAACAGCGCCAATAGCGTCATCAATTTCTGTAGGTGCAATAGGTGGTGGAGTAGGCACAGAGTCTCTACCAATCACCATTTATGCAAAAGAACTTGTGGGAGGGGAATGGATAAATCCTGCAAATGCTAGAACCATACATTTATTCATTTCTATGGTATAATCAAGGATGGTGAACTATAATGGCTGAAGATATTGGTAATATTTATAAGACTAAGATTCCATCCTATGCTGAGGCAGCAGATATTCAGGCAGCCCTAAAATTATTTCATTATGGAACAACCACAGTACCAACAACAGAGGGCGAAATCTTAGCAGATTCTCTTGCTGGCCACTTAAAGTCATTAGACACAAGATTAGATTCCATTGAATTAGATCCAGCCAAGTCAGACTTTTTGACTCAAACTGAAATGATAAATAAATTTCCTACAGTTCCTTCAAGAATAGATGGATATATTGGAATGGATCCAGACTCAAATGGTGGAACGGTAGAAACATTATATTCAACTGCTATATATTCTAATGAAGCACCTACAACAAATTTGGTAGATGGCATTCTTTGGATAGATAAAGACTCTGATTCAAAAGATGTTTATATTTATGATTCAACAGTACCTGGAACAGATAAGTGGGTATTATTTAATAATCCAAAAATTATTATTGACGCAAAGGGAGATTTGCTTGTTGGAACATCGGCAGATAATTTAGATAATCTTTCTGTTGGTGCAAATAAAACAGTTTTAACAGCCGATGATTCAACCGCAACTGGATTAAAATGGTCTGCTCCAGATCCTCTTACAACTAAGGGAGATATTTTTACTTATTCAACAACTCAAACTAGATTGCCAGTTGGTACAGACAAGCAAGTTCTTTCTGCCAATGCTTCAGAAGTAACTGGTTTAAAATGGGTTGATGCAGATCCCCTAACAACAAAAGGAGATCTATTTACATATTCAACAACCGAGACCAGACTTCCTGTTGGAACCAATAATCAAATTTTAACAGTAGACAACACAACCGCAACTGGATTAAAGTGGGCTACACCTGCTGCAAGCAGCAGTGGTTTAACATTAATTACATCTCAAAGTTTTACTAACAGTACATCAGTGCAAATTAATAACTGTTTTTCATCAACCTATAGAAATTATAGAGTTATGCTATCAATAACAGGAATTTCTGCTCAATCAACAAACGTATACTTTAGATATAGTTCTGGTGGAACTCCAAATAGCAGTGCTATTTATTCATTTACAGCATTAGACGGTGGACCAACATCATCTCCAACAGCATCTGCTGGAAGAAATCTTACTGCAACACAATTCGAGTGTGGATATTATGATCCAGGATATAGCCCAAACAATTTAATGCCTTATTATGCAACAATGGATATATTTGCTCCATATATCGGAGAATATCAAAAAGGTATGCTTGGATTTAGTTGTTCTACATATGCTACTGCCCCAATAAATACATACGTTAAATTCTGGTCAGGATGGTGCTTGTCAAATGCCTCATTTGATGGATTCCAAATTAGACCTCAAGGTGCGGATGGAATCACTGGAATTATTAGGGTTTACGGGTACCAAGACTAGGAGATATGATGACAAATCCAAACGAAGTTATTATTGATGCCACAACAAACGAAGTTATTGTTAATCAAATAACTCCTCAAAAAGTTGCACAACTTGCTGCTGAAGGTTTAAGAATAGAAGAAGAAAGACTTGCAGACATAGAGGCTAGAAAAAATACCAAGGCAGCATTAATTACTAAACTAGGCATTACTGAAGAAGAAGCACAACTTTTATGGGGTGATAATTAGTGTCAACAGTTAGTTCAACTAGCAGAGTAGCATACATGTATGACGCAGCGTCAGATACTTGGTATGCTGTTGCTGGTGTGGCTAACACAAATGTTCCATATACATGGAACTATGCTCATACATTTGGATCCGTTGTAACTGTAAATGATGCATTTCGTGCAAAGGCTGGTGTTAATAGATTCCAAAATCCTGCTGCTAGAGATGCAACAATCACGTCTCCGCAAGAAGGAACTGTGTGCTATATTGAACAAACAAACGGCGGAATAGATGTTAAAGAGTTACAGGTTTATGTAAATGGAAGTTGGAGAGGATTATTAAATACCGCTTTATTTTCTGAAAAGTTGGCAAACCATACTTTAACATTATCTGATCCTGGAAAAACAATTTTAATGAATTCATCTTCTTCGCTTAACGTTACTGTACCATCAAACTCTGATGTTTCATTTGCAATTGGACATACAATTCATATTGTAAGAATGGGAACAGGCTCAGTCACCCTTGTTGAGGGTAGCGGAGTAACAATTAATAGTAAAGAATCAAGTAAAAATATTTCTTATAGATATGGTGAAGTTAAATTAGTAAAAACTGGAACAAACACATGGTTACTAACTGGTGACTTACTAACTACTGGTGCATTATCAACATTTAGTGTTACTTATGATTGTGCTGGTGGATCTGGATGTCCAGATAACTCAAGCCATTCAAGTCCTTACACAATTCCTTCATCAATTCCAGCAAAAGTTGGATATACATTTGCTGGATATAAGGTAACTGCCCCTGGCTCAGACTGTGCTTTGATGGCAACTACTCCAAACGCACAACCAGGAGACACAATAAGCAACTGTGAAGCAAATCTTGTAATTACTGCTGTTTGGTCTTTAGTTGCATCAACAACAACTACTACAACAGTAACTCCAGTAACTGATCCTACTGATCCTCCTCCATCAACAACAACTAGCACAACTGGAACAACTGGAACAACTGGAACAACTGGAACAACTGGAACAACTGGTGGTACACCAGCAACTACTGGCGGTGGATCTGTAACATGTGGAGATTGCGTCTCATATACAGTTGAGCAACCTACATGTAATGGAGAAGACGTTTATGTTGGTATCTATACAGGAACAAGAAAACTATGCTCTGATGGAAGTTATCAGATTTGTACAAACCCAGTACTTACATCTTGGGGTGCTTGCGTTGCAACTAACGTAAGTTCTTGTGGTGGATCTGGTGGATCTGGTGTATCACCTTGTGATAGTGGAAGTACAACTACAACAAGTGGCCCATATAATCCACCAACAGAGGCTACCACAACTACAACAAGTGGTTATAGTGGACCAACAGAGGCTACCACAACTACAACAAGTGGACCATATAATCCACCAACAGAGGCTACTACAACTACAACGGGTGGATATTCATCTCCAACCTCAGCAACAACTACAACAACATCAGGCGGATATAGTGCACCTACATCAGCAACAACTACAACAACATCAGGCGGATATAGTGCACCTACATCAGCAACAACTACTACAACTGCTGAACAGACAACTACGACCACATATGCTGCACCTACATCAGCAACAACAACAACCACATATGCTGCACCTACATCAGCAACAACAACAACCACATATGCTGCACCTACATCGGCAACTACAACCACAACCACATCATCAGGCGGTTCTAACTCAACAACCACAACAACTGCAGGCTGCGTAAGTTATGCTGATTTTGCATGTGGATGGGACTTCAGTGGTCAATATGACTGTGCTGGAAATTGCGTTGGAGTAAATCCACAACCTACTACAGCAGGAACTCAGGCAACAACTGCAACAACTTCTGGAACTCAGGCAACAACTGCAACAACCTCCGCAACTGAAGCAACTACTGGAACTACTGCTTCTAGCGGTGGCGGTGGAGGTGGAGGAGGATATTCATCCCCTACTGAGGCAACTCAGGCAACACAAGCAACTCAGGCAACCACACAGGGCTCTGATCCATGCTCACAGTGCTCATCTTGTGAAACCTGTTGGCAAGGTGCCTGCTATAATTGGGACGGATGCTAATCTTTTATGATATACTTTATAAAAAGGAGAAAAAATGTCTAGATTTAAATTTGCTATTGTTGTAGGAAATGATGTTGCTGGAACCGTTGCTCTTGAGCAAGGTATTAATGATACTCTGGATGCTATTATTGCTGCGTATCAGTCAGATCCAAAGATTATTCCAACATCAGATGAAAACATCCAATTTGGATGGACCTATGATGGAACAAACTTTTTCCCACCACTACCACCAAAGGCATAACAAGTGGCAGAATTATCCGCTTGGCAAAAATACAAGCAGAATTTAGGTGAAACTAGGCCATGGGATATACTAAATCCAAACACTGAATATGTTTCAGAATATGAAAGTGATAAAAGATTTAGCATTTGTCAACAATGTCCAGAACTTATCGCATTAACAACGCAATGTAAAAAGTGCGGATGCATTATGAAATTAAAAACTAAACTAGAAAAGGCTGTATGTCCATTAGGAAAATGGTAGATATAATAAATTATTATGGACAAAATATTTGTATCTATCGCTTCATATAGAGACCAAGAACTATTAGATACAGTTTTTTCTATTTTAAAACATGCAAAAAATCCCAAAAGACTATTTCTTTCTATTTTTTCACAAGATGAAAATCATCCAAATTTAGAACATCTATTTTCTTTGTTTGATATAAAAGAGTATTCGTATAAAAAAATACATTACAGTGATGCACGAGGTGTTGGATATGCCAGGGCAGAAACACAAAAGCCACTTAATTCTACTTATAAATATTATTTGCAGGTAGATAGTCATACTCAATTTATACAGGATTGGGATGATAGGATAGTCGATCATTATGAAAAGGCTACTGGATATTGGGGAAACCTTATATTTACAGCCTACCCTGGCACATATGAGTACACAGAAACTGGCAACCTAAAGTTTGCTACATCTCTTGTTCCAACATGCCTTAGAATCCAACCTGCGGAGTCCAACAGCCCAATAAGATTTGAGCCAAAATATAAAGAATATGTTGGTGGAGACATTGGAGAATTTCATGGATATTTTTGTGCTGGTTTAGCATTTGGATACTCACAATATTTTATAGACGTCCCCTATGACGATCAAATATATTTTAACGGGGAAGAACAGACTTTGGCAATTAGATTTTATTGTAAAGACATAAAACTAGTAGCCCCACCATACAACTATTGTTTTCATCACTATACTGGACTAAAGCGTTTAAGGCATTGGCAAAATAACGAAACTTGGAAAAAATATGACGACATAGGAATTCAAAGGCTTAATGATTTTTTTGATTATAAACTAGATGCCACATACGGTATTTCCAATAAAGAAAAGTACCATATGTGGCAATCTTGTTTTGTAACCCCTAGGGCTACTTAGGAAATTTTTCCATCCACTGTTTTGTTCTTTGGGTTAAACCCTTCCAAGAACTCCAGTCATTTCCCCCATCAGACATGTGGTATGCGATTTGTGCATTAACAACTGGATTAAATAAGTCTGCATTGTGGTCTAACTCAAATTTGTCACGACGATCTAGACCAAGAACACCAAGCATGTTTATTTGAAAAATACCATAAGAACTGTCCCCAGTTGAAGTATTTCCATTAAATGCAAGTGGTCGACCATTACTTTCTTTTTTAGCAACAGCCCAAGCCTCCTTAAGATTTTGACCTTCAAAGCCTACTAACTGCAGTAGATTTTTAAGATCTTTATCAGATAGAGATGTAGCGTTTTCATATTTTTCTAACTGATCTTCTTTAGCCTTAGAAACGACTTTGGCCACTTCCGTGGCCTCTATTGTTTCTGTCAGCACGACATTGCTGCCGTCTAATCGGTTTTCAGAAGCATTAGCCACGTTTGACCAAACGGAAAACATAGCCAATATGCTGAGTGTACCAATGATGTTCCTATTATTATTCATAAAGTTGATCATAGTTTCCTCCTTAGAAACGAATAACACCTTTTTAGGGGTGTTATATTACTACCTAGTATAACATAAGTTTATTTATCATGTCAAATTCTTAAAAGTGGTATAATAAACTAATATGGCAACAGGAAATACAAACGACGGGGTATTTAATTTACCCTTTCCAATAGCAGAAGATCCAGTAAATGTACATGGTGATATAGAGCAATTAGCGGATAGACTTCGTGTTGTTTTACCACCACTTGGCATTTCTGCTTTCCAAATGAATGTTAAAAATGTAAGCGGTATAACACTGACAGCAAGAACACCAGTTTATGTTACAACATCTTTAAATGGTGTTACTCATGTTAATAAAGCAACATCTTCCACTACTCAGCCAATACTAGGTTTATTAAAAGAAACACTATATAATAATGAAGAAGGTTTGGTTATTGTTGCTGGAGTTTTAGATGCAATAAATACAAGTGATCTTTCTCCTGCTGGATCTGTTGTTTATGTAGGAGAAACTGGTGGACTTACAACAACCCGCCCAGAAGGCGGAGCAGGTGCAGTAGGAATTGTAGCCAATGTTTCTCCAACCGCAGGAATAATTATTGTTGAGGCTAAAGGAAACGGTACTTGGGGAGCACTCAAGAACGGTTTAGCCTAATTGTGGTATAATCTAATATTATGGCAACACTACGTGGATCTGCTTCTTCTTATGATGTAGGAAATAAACCCCCAACAGTTACTTGGACAGTGGTTCGTGGTGATACAGCATCTTTTAGAGTTTATGTTACAGACGATGAAAAACAACCACTAAATATTCCAGACTGGACAATAGATATGAAGATTAAGCGTCCAAACAATTCATCCAAACTTGGAGTTATTACAGATAATGCAACATTAGTTCTTTCTTTAAATCCAGCAGCAGATGCAGACGATCAGCCAGGAGAATTTACAGTATCTTTACTATCATCAGAATCGCAAATACTTGAAACAGGAGATATCTTCGATATACAGTTATCCAACGCAGCATATGTTTGGACAGTTGCTCAAGGAAAAATGACGATTCTTGAAGATGTAACAGACTGATGGCATCAGCAAAAATATTAGACAAAAATAGAAATAAACTAAAAGCAATAAACGCAGTTTCTTACGCAATAATTAATGTAGCAAATGATACTAGAACGGTTAAGATAAATGAAGTCTTACCTTTTAGGATCAGATTTACAAACATAGGAATTGAAGGATATAATAAGTCAAATCCTGCTGGTATTGGAATAGCAGTAATTGGGTTTAACAACTATATTCTTTAATAATATAAAAATGGAGGTTATAATATAGCCATGGCAAAAATATCAATTCCCGCCGTTAAGTCGAAGTTTAGAACAGGTGATCGTCCTACACAGGAAGATTATGAGGATTTAATTGACACGCTTGCTGGTGCTGGTAACGATCTTGGTTCAGCAGGTAATAATGAAAATACAATTAGTGGTATAGAAAATATCACAGTAATAGATAACTTTGACGCTACAGAATGGCGCATGGTTAAGTACTTAGTCTCCATTGCTAAGACAACAGCAGGAGATAATAAGTTTTACGCAACAGAATTGACCATACTTGTCGACGGTACAAATGTAAACGTCTCTGAGTATGGAACAATAGACAATGATGGGAATATTGGCACCATTAGCGTCTCACGGACTGGAAATACCGTGGCTTTAACAGTCACTCCAGATCCTGCAATTAAGCCAGTCACAGTTCGTTATGCACGAATTGGACTTAAGGCGTAAATAAGGAGATAAAAATATGGCAACAGTAACAAAAGACTTCAAGGTAAAGAATGGTCTTATTGTTGAAGGCACAACAGGTACCATCAATAATCACGATATTCTTACTAAGAAAACAGACGATCAAACTTATATCGTCAACTTAATTGGTGGAACAGCCACTTCAGCAAATGAAGCAAACAAGGTTGTAAAGCGTGATGCTAATGGCAACTTTGCTGCTGGTACAGTAACAGCAAACCTTACAGGTGATGTAACTGGTAATGCAGATACAGCAACAACACTTGAAACTGCTCGTACAATTTCTTTAACTGGAGATGTAACAGGCTCTGTTTCATTTGACGGTTCA